TTATTTTCGTAGCAAGGTCTATGAGCCGAAAGAACGAATCGTTATGACAAACGCATTCAAAGACAAGGTAGTTCAGCATTCCCTATGCGACAACATACTTGAACCCGCGTTTTCAAAAGCCTTTATCCGGGACAACTACGCATCGCAGAGCGGGCGCGGCACACATGACGGGTTATACCGCCTTGAAGAATTCATGCGGTCCTACTACTTCACACGCAAGGCGAAAGCCGAGCGGGAGCGACGGGCCGCGGGATTGCCGCCACCCGGCCCGGAAGAAGTGCGGCGCTATTCGGACGGCTGGGTCTTGAAATGCGACATATCGAAGTATTTCTATTCAATCCAGCATGAGCCGTTAAAGCAGATGACGCGGAAGTACATCAAAGACCCGGATATTCTGTGGTTAGTTGACCTTATTGTTGACAGCACGGAAAATCCGGGAATTCCTATCGGCAACCAAACTTCACAATGGTTCGCCGTCATGTATCTTTCGGGCATGGACCACTTCATAAAAGAAAAACTGGGTATTCGCTATTATGGGCGGTACATGGACGATTTCTATTTGATACATGAGGACAAGGCGTATTTGCAATACTGCCGGGGCGAGATCGAACGATACGTTGCCCGGCTGGGTCTGCGGCTGAACAAGAAAACAAATATCTTCCCATTGCGGAACGGTATTGATTTCTTGGGCTTCCACACCTACTTGACCGAATCGGGCAAAATCATTCGCAAGGTCCGGCGGTCAAGCAAAAGTAACGCACAACGCAAATTGAAGAAACAGCGCGGTTTACTGGACCGGGAGAAAATCAGCCTTTCGGACATTGAACAGTCCTACGGAAGTTGGCGGAGCCACGCCGAAAAGGGCAACTGCTATCACCTGATACAGAAAACCGACAGTCTGTTTCAAAATCTATTCAAGGAGAGTGAAAAACAATGGCCCAAAGTTTGAATGCGCTTGCCGTCGGTGCGCTTGTCAAAGATACAGGCACGCTTTACAACGGTAAGCCGATCATTTGGAAAATCGCCGACAAGGGACACACGGGCTACCCGTCCGGCGCTGTGACCCTGATTACGGAGCGCATTATTTCCCTGAAATGCTTTGACGCTATCGAATCCGGCAACAGCGACGGCGACCGCCGCAGTTACGGCAATAACCGTTGGACCCTTTCCAACGTGCGGCAATGGCTGAACAGTCAGGCCGCCGCCGGGAAGTGGTACAGCGCCCAGCACGGCGCGGACGCGCCCCCGACGAATGCGAATGTATGGAGCAACTACAACGAATACGACGCGGAAGCGGGCTTTCTTGCGGGCTTCTCCGCGAACTTCATTGCGGCCCTGCTTTCAACGACCCACACCGTCGGCAAAGCGTCCGTAGACGGCGGCGGTACGGAGAGTTGCACCGACAAAATCTTCCTTGCGACCTGTACGGAAGTCGGCTTGTCCGGCGACGTGACAGCGGGAAGCAAGCTGGCCTTGTTCAGCAACGACAGTTCCCGCCTTGCCTACCCCACGGCGGAAGCCGTGAGCAAGAGCGAGTACACGAACAGCAGTTTGAACGCAAGTTCGCCGTGGTGGTGGTGGCTTGCCGACGCTTACGCGTCCAACTCTTTCCTCGTCCGCTACGTCGATTCCTCTGGCGCGATGAACTGGGGCAGCGCTTACTACGGCAGCGGCGGCGTTCGCCCGCTTTGTAATTTGTCCTCTGGAATCTTGGTATCTGATAGACCGGATTCCGACGGAGCATACACGATCATTTGGAACCGCGCCCCCTCGAAGCCCTCTTCCATCACGGTTCCATCCAGCGTGCGCGGCGGCGAAAGCCTGTCTATCAGTTGGGGGGCTTCCACGGACGAAGACGGCAATCTTTCCGGCTATATCCTCGAACGGCAGGTCAACGGCGGCGCATGGGCGCAGGTATACAAGGGCATCAACCGCAGTTACACCGACGCAATCACGTTCGGCTGGACCTCTGTTGCGTACCGCGTCAAGGCGTATGACAGCGCGGGCGCGGAATCGGCGTATCAGACCAGCGCGACGCGGACGGTGGTAAACAACCATGCGCCCGTTATCAGCGGCACAGATTCCAACTTGGGAACGAAGACCGCCGCGTTCGCGCAGAGTTACAGCGTAACGGACGAAGACAGCGGGCAGACCTTGACCGTGACGGAGTACATCGACGGCACGCAGAAGCGTTCCTACACCGCGACAAGCGGACAAACCTATTCGTTCAACATCACCGCCGCGGAGTGGGTGAAGCTGTTGAACGGGTCCCATACGCTGAAAATCGTTGCGGCGGACAACTACGGCGGAAGCGCGACCCGGACGTATACGTTCACGAAAAATGAAACGGAAATCGAACTTACGCTTGCTACCCCGCTTACTGCCGATGATATGGTGACAAAGGGTATCATGTCTGTCGTGCGTCAAATTCCAGCAGGTGCAAAATTCACCGTGGAAGTCTGCAACAACGGCAACGACGCTTCCCCGACGTGGGAGGACGTGACGCAGAACGTCATAAGCGGAAGTAAGTTCTTCCTTTCCAACACCACCAAAACGGCGAGCGCTTGGGGCTACAATTTCCGCATCAAGGTAAAGCGCGGAACGGCAACGGGCGATTGCTTCATTACGTCTGCGGGAGGTAACTTTGAATGAGCATTCAGCACAGAGAAGACAGCATTCGTGATATGAAGTTGGAGCGGCTGGGCGTGACCCCACCGCAGGACTGGAACGACGTTGAGCAGGTCCGCACGGCGAAGAAAGCCGAAATCGGCCTTGCGTGTTCCGCGGCTATCTATGCCGGAATCGACGTGGGCGGCGCACATTACAGTCTGACCGAACACGACCAAACCGAACTCATGGCGCAGTTCCAGACGGTCAAGGAGGGCGCGGAGGAAGTGCCGTACCACGCCGACGGTGAACTTTGCCGTATGTATACCGCGGAGGAATTCACCGCGCTTACACAAGCCGCGACCGCCCACGTCTTCTATCACCGTACTTACTGCAACCACCTGAACGCGTGGATTAAACGGGCCGGGCTTGATGAAATCCCGGCTATCGTGTACGGTGCGGACCTGCCCGCCGACCTTGCGGCAAGCATGGCGGCGCTGATCGAGAAAGCAGGTGGCGACGCGTGAAACGTATCTTGACGATTTGGGCCACGCTGGGCGCGGCTTACGTCGTCTTTGAAACGCTTTTCCGTGGGTACTCCCACCCGTCTATGTTCGTTGTAGGCGGGCTGTGCGGGGTTCTGGTTGGTGCTATCAATCAGAACCCGCGCTTTTACCGCGCCCCGGTCATCGTGCAATCGGTCATCGGGGCCGTTATCGTGCTTGCGGTAGAGTTTATTTCCGGGTGTGTACTGAACCTGTGGTTAGGGCTGGGCGTTTGGGATTACAGCAATCAGCCGGGAAACGTGCTGGGTCAAATCTGCCCGGCTTTCGGCCTGCTGTGGTTCTTCATTATGCCGCTTGCTATTTGGGCGGAGGACACAACGCGTTATTTGATTTGGGCGTATGACTGCGCGGTTTATCACTCGCAGGAAGCGCCGCCCACGATCGCCCCGTATTCGCTGAAAAGCGTTTACGGGGACTTCATTTGCGGGAGGTAACAGAATGACAATCAGAGAGATAGCAAGCGGCGGCGGAATTGCCTTTGTGGTTCTGACGCTGGTTCAAATCGCCCCCGTGAAGTTGAACCCGTGGACGTGGCTTGCGCGTGCCATTGGGCGGGCAATCAACGGCGACGTTCTGCGGAAGCTGGACGAAACCCGTAAAATCCTTGACGACCATATCAAAACGGACGACGCGCGGAACGCTGATTTTCACCGTTCAAAAATCCTGCGATTCAACAACGAACTGTTGCGGGACATTCCGCACACGCAGGAAGACTTCATCGAGATTTTGCACGAAATCGACCTTTACGAAAAATACTGCGACACACACCCGGAATATGAAAACAACCGCGCCACACACGCGGTTGCAAACATCAAGAGGGTGTATGACGAACGGTTGGTAAAGCACGATTTTCTATGAGAAAGGTGGCGCGGCATGATTTATCTTTTCAGCGTTGCCGCCGGGCTGGTTGGCGGGTTCGCCGCCGTCCTGCTGTTGAGCGGACGACGGACCCGCCGACGAAAAGAGGGCAAGCAGAACCGCCGGAAGACAGAGTGTTCAAAGCTGGTTCTTTGGGCGGTCCTCTGTACCTATTTCGCCGGGTTCGGCGTGGGCGTGTGGGCCGTCGTCCTCGACGCTTCACAGCTTGGCGTTTTCCTTGCCTACGTTGGAACACCAACGGCAACGGTCATCGGCTTTTATTCGTGGAAAGCAAAGGCGGAAAACGTTGTGAAAATCAAAAAGGCGAACCCGGAGGAAACGGAGGGAATGCCCGTTGACCTGAACAACGTTCAGCCGTAACGGAGGAATACACATGACACAGGAACAAAAGAAATTCATCGAGCGGGTGGGTGCACTTGCCGCGGCGGATATGCAGAAAAGCGGGGTCCTCGCGTCCCTGACGATAGCACAAGCAATCCTTGAAAGCGGCTGGGGCAAATCCGGCTTGACGGTCAAGGGAAACGCCCTGTTCGGCATCAAGGCCGGGACAAGCTGGACCGGGGCCGTTTACAGCGGCAAAACGCAAGAGTGCTACGACGGCGTGACCTTTACGACCGTGACGGGCCTTTTCCGGGCCTATGGAAGTTGGGCGGAAAGCGTCGCCGATCATTCCGACTTGCTTTCGTGCAATACCCGCTATAAAGCGGTCATCGGGGAGCGGGACTATAAAACCGCGTGCCGGGCAATCGCCGCGGCGGGCTATGCGACCGACCCGAAATATGCGGACAAGCTGGTTCAAATCATCGAAACATACGCCCTGACCGCCTACGACGGCGCAGGAAGCGCCGCAAAGCCCGGCGGGTCAAATACCACGGCGGGGACCACAAGACCCGCAGACGCGAAAGGAGCAGGCAAAATGAAAGCGTCTGAATTTATCAACAAATTGCAAAACATTGTGGACAACTATAAAACGCTGTACGTCATGGGCTGTTTCGGCGCACCACTGACGGGCGCGAACGTGTCCCGCTATTGCACAAATCACAGGTACAACAAGCAGGCCGCGCGAACGGCGATGATTCGGGCGGCGGCGGATAAGAACCCGCCCGTCTACGGGTTCGACTGCGTATGCCTTATCAAAGGCGTTCTTTGGGGTTGGAGCGGAAACGCCGCGAAGCCATACGGTGGCGCGGCCTATGCTTCCAACGGCGTTCCCGATCTTGGGGCCGACACCATGATTACGAAGTGTTCCGGCGTGTCCGCTGATTTCAGCGGCATTGTTCCGGGTGAAGCTGTCTGGTTGCCCGGTCATATCGGCGTATACATCGGCGGCGGAAAGGTCATCGAATGTTCGCCCGCTTTCAAGAACTGCGTGCAGGTGACGGCGTGCCTGAACATTGGCGCTATTTCCGGCATGAACGGGCGCAAGTGGAGGAAGCACGGGAAGTTGCCGTATATCACCTACGACACCGCAGGCGGCGCACAGGACGGCGCAGGAAGCACGACAAAGCCCAGCGGTAACTACCCCACCCCGGCGACGCTTGCGTTCGCTGTGGGCGACGTGGTGCGCTTTACGGGCAACACCCATTACACCAACGCGGCGGCGGCAAGCGGCGCGGCCTGCAAGCCGGGAACGGCAAAGGTAACGGCACTTGCAAAGGGCGCAAAGCACCCCTACCACCTTATCAAACAGCCCGGCGGCGGTTCTACCGTTTACGGCTGGGTCAATGCGGCGGACGTGCAGGCCGTCGGGAGCGGTACGACCGCGCCGAAAATGCGCGTCGGCGCAAAGGTGAAGTATTCCGGCCCGCTGTACCGCGACAGCAACGGCGGCGGACAGGGCAAGACCGTAAACGGAACGTATACGGTGAAGTATTACTATCCGGCCCGCAAGTGCGGCGTACACATCGACGGTTTGGGCTGGGTCCCTGAATCCGGCTGTACCGTCATTGGTTGACAGATTGAAAGGAGAAACAGAAATGAACGTTCTTACATTCCTTGCGAAGAATTGGGACAGCGTGCTTGTTATCGTCGCTTTCCTCGCGGTGGTTGTCGTGCTTATCAAGCGCGGCGAAACAAAGATTTTGAAGCAAATCCTTTTCAACCTTGTAACGCAGGCCGAAAAGCAGTTCGGAAGCGGTACGGGTTCCCTGAAATATGCCGCCGTCGCGGACTGGATTTATCAGCGAATCCCGGCGGTGCTGAAACTGCTTTTCACGTCCAGCGATATTGAAAAAATGATCGAAGCCGCTTTGGAGGAAGCGAAGAAAGCATGGGGCGCGAATGAGAATTTGAAAGGCTACATCGACACCCCATCCGTGGAAAGCCTGCTTGTCGGCATCGAAGAACAGGCCGTCCAGACCGAACCCGCAGAAAACTAAACACGTCCGATTCGGACAAAAACGAAAGCCCGTCGGGGGTCATTCCCCGGCGGGCTTTTTCTGTTTCTTATACTGATTCGTATTCATTCCGACCGCTGTATTCATTCCAAAGATTCCAAAATGTCGGGCCATCCTCTCTTGCTTCAATGAGAATGTCAATAGCAAACCGCGCTTCAATGACAGAAGTAAACCACGCGCCGCCCGGCATGATTTGAATGCCGTTACGGGTTACAATATAGCCGCGGCGGTATTCGTTGCCGTTTACGAGCCAAGGAGTAGAACCCATGTCAAGCTTTGGGCGAATTGTAAACCCTTTGTACTCGATAGAGATATTCGGAACGGAAATCATGCCGTTTCGGACCATTTCAGCCTGCTTTTTCATTATTAACCCTCCATAGCACTTTCGATACTATCGCAAGCAGAACTTAAATATTCCATTGCTTCATCAATGTTGCCGGAAGCGGTTTCCGACTGTTCGTAACGTTCGGAGCCTTGCAGGTTTTCGGGCATATTCTCCCGGCTTTCATCCTCTTCATCCTTGATAGTTTCCAACTCTTCCCGGAGATCAGAAAGTTTGTCGTAAATCTCTTGAAGAGCCTTTCGACGAATTTTATTCATAATCACTCACCCTTTTTCTTATGATTAAAATAGATTACGACGGAAACAATGATTTTTACAACAGCAACGGCAATCAAAAAAATTCCGATTTTCAAAAGCATGATTGACAGTTCAGAAGAAAAAGTGTATTCTATGGGTGGGCGGTGAACCCGCCCATAGAATACGGGGTTTCGGCTTACGTCAGCTTATCAATTATCAGTAACGCAAGCCCTACCAGAAAGTCCACGATTGCGGTTATCACGATGGTCCGAACATCGACCCGCGATTTCGTGGGCTTTTTCTTTTTCTTCTTCACCTTGTCACCCCCTTTCTTTATGCTCTCATTATATACTAACGTTAGTATAAAGTCAATAGGGAAAATGCGAAAAAGCAGAAAAATTTTGCGCCGTTGCGGTAGATACAGCGGCACGAAAAACGGAGCGGCGGAAACCGCCGCCCCGGTAAAGCGTCAGGCGACGAACACACCCAACGGAGAGCCGCCGGGAGAGCGCCACCCGCGGCGGTGAATGTCGGACAGGCAGACACGTTCAGGAGCCTTTGCGCCGTCATACAGGACCATAGCGAAAACGCCGCCGTGAAAGAAACGGGTATCAGGCAGGCTAACAAAGCCGATGACGGTTCCGCCCTGCGGAGGATAGCAAGCGCCGCAGATACGTTCGACGCGCTGGCCCACCATAACAACAACGGTGTTCACGTCGGCGGGCTGGGCGATTTCAACGCCGCAGGACGTTTCGGCGGCGGCTTCATCGACGCTGGGTTCCTCTTCCGGCTGAACCTCGTTTTCAGCACGGAAGACCGGGGCCATAGAATAACGTTCGGGAATGATATATTCGCCGCGTTCATCGAAGAACAGCTTTGCGCGGCGGGTCTTACCGTTACGCTCGAACGTCACCGTCTTTTCGGTGCGCTTGATAATCTTGATGGTGAAAATGCAATCGTGATTGCAGGCGCTACGGTCAAAATATTCCTTGCCGATCTCGAACTTTTTCATATTGATTACCCCCATATAAAAACCAGAAGTTGAAGTGTTGTTGTATGCCGTGTCGGTTCCCTTTTCGTGTCAGCCCGTAAGGTTGGCTGTTGTCGAACTCTACGCCCCGACAACCGGGCGGATTTGGTTTCCCTTTCTGATTATGATTATATACTAACGTTAGTATAAATACAAGCTGGAATGATGCACAAATATACTAACGACAGATTGTGCGTTTTTTATACTTGCGTTAGTATAAACAGCGTGATAAAATGGACAAGCAAAGGAGTGGTGACAATGGCAAGCAAATATGGAAACCCACGCGGGCAAGCCGCGACAGACGCGAAGCGGAAATACAACAGCAAAAACTATGACAGGATTTACCCGTATGTAAAGAAAGGCAAAAAGTCTGTATATCAGAGAGCGGCAAAGGCAAGCGGGTTTGACAGCATAAACGATATGATCGAATCGCTGATGGACGAACGGGCGGCGGCGGTGTTGGGGCTGTCACCGGAGCAGTTCGCGGCAGAGGTTCAGGCCGCGGCAGACGCGGAGCAGGAAAAGGCATAAAGAAAGCGACGGGC